ATTACTTCTCGCCATTCAGCGTCACCTTGCTTTTGCCCTAATTCTTTTACGAACCAATCTCTAAGCTCTTCAGTATTGTACCAATCATTGCCGCCTAACTCTTCTCCACGCGCAATATCTTTCATTAACGCTATTCGTGCTGGATTGTCAGGATTTCTCATAGATTCAAGAGATGTTATCATTCTATCGCTTGTGTTTTTAGGTTTGTATCTTAGGAATGTTAAGTCAGTTCTATCAGGAGCCGCACCAAGAAACCTTGGGTCGGATCCTGAAGTCTTTCCATACATGTCTAAAGACTGAGGAGGGTTTACCTCAATTGTGTCGTCTAGATTGCGAATCCTAGACCTAGCACGGCCACCTATTGCGTCACTTAAAACACCGTATCCTGCTTTACCTAACTTGACAGCCTCATCTAATACACCCATTTTATTTTTTGGCTTCTTCTGAGAGAATTAGTCCAAGGATGGCACAACCCAACCCGACGAAAACCAACTCACCGATGCCTACTATTGTTCCTACAGCAATTACACCAACGCCAATAGCACCCCAAGATGACGGCTCAGATAGTCTGTTCATAATCCATTTCATGTTGTATTCCTTCCTTTTGGTTTATAGCCAGAGGCATATATAGCTCTGCCCTGACGCTCTGCTTGCTTCCTCGTTTTGTAGACCTTACCTGAGTTGCCCCATCGGTAACCGCCCTTAACCTTCTTAACTGGCATTACCCACCAAGAATCTTATTCATCATTTCATGCACATCGCCACCGCCAAGTTTCATTACCTTGACCTTAACGTCCTTGCCTTCATCCATGTCTTCCTCTTCGTACTCCTCGTCGTCAGACATGTTGTACTGGTCATGGTGACAGAGCAATAGGAAGTTCACAAGCTGATCGTCAGTCATTTGCAAACCATCCGCAGTATGAGCAAAGCCCATTTTCTCTTCGAAGAGCTGTGCATTCTCTTCCATGTTCTCTACATTTACTTCAGCCATTTTATTCTCCTTTATTAATTATATTACACATCTTACCTATCAAGTTTATTCAACACGCCTCTACGAGCATCACTTTCTAATCTTCCAAAATTTGGAGGGCGATTTTCATCATAATAAGAATCCATCATTCTTTTTTTCAATTCTTCCCTACCAATCATTTTTGCAGTACGATCTTGACTTTGAAAACGTCCTCTTTCTAGCTTTCCTCGGTCGAAAATAGCATCGTTCTCTGGATCATTATAGTCTTCGTATTCACCTCCATCGACAATTCTTCTAGGTACTACTGGTTGCCCCATATCCATATCAATTCTTCTTTTTATATTATCTCGTCCTCTTACTGTATCTGGGTATGACCTATAGTCAGAATAAAGATCTGTTCCTCTAAAATCTGTAGCAGGCCCACTAGACTTGGCTATACTACGCTGTCCAATCGTGGCGTTACCTTCAGAATCGTAACTAATGTATTGATCAGGAACATAACCTTCCTCTTCTTCACGATCAAACACTTGTCTTAAAGTATCCATAACAGCATTTAGTGCCTCTCTTGGTTTTGCCATAAACAAATCCATAAAACCTTTCTTCTCTTCGGGAGGTAAGGAGTTCATAAACTCTTCGGCCATCATAAGCTCTTCGTTGCTTATGTTTTCTGGCTCAATGCCCCCCATATCTCCTGCGCCTGTATTCATCTGGCTCGGATCTATTGCACCCATATCTCTGTACATATTATCGCCAGTTCCTTCTGGCCCTGCTGAAAGCTGAACACGATCATCTTGAATATATGGATCACCAGCCATTTCAGCTTCGGCAATCATTTGATCCATTTCCATTTGCTCTAGTAATTGCTCTTTTGTCATTGCCATTGTTTTATTCCTTCTATGCGTATGAGGAGGTAGGTCTTCCTCGTTTCCAGTTAGATCCTGCTTCAGCGTAAAAGCCAGCATTAGGAGCCGTGTAATATTGTCCTGTCTTATCATTGTAGAAATCTGTTAGGACTTGCGCTGATGCCCCACCATCACTGTATATTCCTGTGGGAGCAGTGCTTGCAACACCTGAAGCACCAGTTGACCATTTACCACCGTAAGAACTTGTACCTAAATATGTTGGGTCACTTGGTGTCCATTCTGTATAATTAAAATATGGTGATGGTGAACCTGTCTCTGGTTCGTCTGATGGAGGCATTACCTGATCAAAATTATCATCATTATAATCTCCAAATGGGTCATTCATTCTAAAATACGTTGAAACTGGCACTGTTTGTGCATATTTTTTCGGGTAACCATCTACTGTAATTGTTTCCCCATATTTATTAGCATCATCAAGATTGTTTGCCATAATTTTTGGACGTAATTGTGGGCGATTAGGTAATGTGCTAATTGCTAGGTCAGTCTCTGCTCCACCCATCGAACTTAATGCTGTAGCCGAACTTGCGCCAATATTATTTGTCTCTGGACTAATGCCACCCAGTGAACCCAGATTTAAATTCCTTGAATCCACATATGACTTAAATTCTCTAGTTGGTGGTGCAACTTTTGAATTTATTGGTACAGGAAACGCAGATCTTTGTTCTTCTTGACGCAATAGAGCCTGATCATTAGCACTGCCAGGCGCATCGCCCCCAGTTAAAAAACTTGGAATCTTATCGCTAAATCTATCAGCTAACATCAACGCACCTGCACCTGGTAATAACGCACCAATCACTGGCTTACCTACCGTCCTCATAGCTTTACCAAACATAGTTAGATTTTTGTCTGACTTTCTATTAGGGTCTACCTGTGGAATACCTCGGTAACCTTCTGGTAAATTTGGGTCATAAATAGCAGGCTGTGCGCCATCGCCCTTCATACTCCCGTCAGGGTTTGTCGTCGTGCCAATGCCGTAAACAACAAAATTATTATCAGTAGATGTAAGCCTACTCCCATCGCCATCTAAGTCAGTAGGATCTTTAGCCCTATTTGCCGCTCTGATAGCCTCTATTTCTCCAGGTGTTTTACCTCTAAATTGATCGGACGTAGTTTTGTATTTCTCAGTTCTACTTAAATTCTGAGCAACTAAGTTGTCACTTAATGAGCTTCGGTCAGGTAAAAATTTATTATCTCTTATAAAATCTCTACGAATTGTTTTTTGTTGGTTCATAGCTAGACTTTGGTCACCCTCCCTAACGCCTTGAGGTGGAGCAAAACTTCCCTGACCATAATCAACTTGTTTCGCCACTAAGTTTCCACCTTCATCCCTAGAATGCGAAACAGATGTATTGCCGCCAGCCGCATTTTTGTTTCTCATATGCGCTGGGTTTTCTTTCTCTCTAAAGTAACGTCTTGTCTCAGCCGCTGGAATTCCTGCTTCTTTGTGGGCTTTTCTTACCTCACCATCTTCTTGACTTGATCCGCCACCTTGATGTCCACCACCACCTTTACCACCAAAACACATAAAACTATCCTCTTCTTACTTGCGGTTGAACCATAGATGCCATAACGCCTCCTAATGCGCCCTGACCTCTGCCACCCCTGATTTCTTCTACCTTATTCATTAAGTATTGCGTCATTACATCTCCACCTTGCTGTGGAGGTTGGCCTTGTGGCCTTCCGCCCTGTGGAGGCTGACCCTGCTGTACAATAGGGCCAAATGCCTGCGGATTAATCGGTGCTATAGAGGCCAACATATCATATGCCATTGTTCTTCATTGCCTCCATCTGTAGCTCTGCCGCATTCTTCTCTCGCTCTAACTGAATCTCAGCCGCGTTTTTCTCACGTTCTAACTGTAATTCAGTCTCCAACTTCGCTACCTTGGCCTGTAGGTCAGCCTGAGCCTTAACCTGCTCGATTTGCATTTTCTGTTGTGCTTCTGCCTGTTTAATCTGGATATTTGATTGCGCTTTAGCCTGATCTGCTTGTATCTGCGATTGAGTTCTAGCTTTTAATGCCTCAGTCTCTAATTGTGCAAGCTGTTGTGCGTATTGCAGTGGATCACCCTGTTGCTGACCTTGTTGCATAGCCGCCTGTAAAGCAGGAATTGGTTGCATTTGAGGCGATGCCTGTACAACTTGAGCCGCCCTCTGGCTAATTAACCTGTCTAATTCAGGGTTCACATCATCAAATGTAAAGTCTGGATCTTTAAAGTCAGGCATTGGCGGCATTTCCATACCAATACCAGCCTCCATACGAACTCTGTAAAGTAACGCAATATGCTCTGCAATGTGAGCAACTAACACAGGTTGCATTTGTGCCGCGCCTGGATTACCGCCCAGAGATGGATCTTGCATAAACTGTAAGTGAACCGCAATGTGAGAATCATGGTCTTGCTCAGGAAACGCACGAATTGGCTTGCCATACATAACTGACATATTCTCATCAATCGGATCCATCTGAACAGCCTCTTCAGGTTTCTTCAGTATCTCGTCAATGTTGGGTATGCGTATCGCCTCATACATCCGCTTATACGCATTATATAAATTATGGAACTGAGGTGCTGACTGAGCCATCTGTAAAATAGCCTGAGCCTGAGCAATCCTCTGAGCAGTTGAAAATATGTTGGGGTCACTGACAGGGAGGATGTCAATGCGATCGTTAAAGTCAGCCGCGAAAATCTGTTCGCTTCTGCCTGATAACGAAAATGTAAACGACTCAGGAAGGTTCTCTGCGTTAAGTGCCGCAAGTAATTTGAACTCTTGACCTTGAGCGTAATGCAACCTCTTGTGAATGGCTGAAAAAGCCTTACTACCTTGCTCTATCAAAGCCAGCGTCGAACCAACAGGCGCATTTGGGTTTACATCCCCAACATTTAAATCAGCCGTACTAGCAAATCGCTGTCCTGCCTGAACAATAAATCCAAGCAAATTAAAGAGCGACTGACTTGGCTCCTTAAATGGCAATGGCATAATTGCTTTATTAACATCGTCAACCGTTGCGTCTAAGTCTACGAACTCGCCAGGATTAACCTGAACTTCGCCACCTGAAACTCGACCTCTTAACTTAAATCCACCTTGCATATTTGCGAATGCCGCTGAATCTAGTAACGCCCTCAATGAGCCAGTTGCCGCTTTTCCTAATCCACCAATTAAGTGGTACAGGCCAAAACCCATAAAGCCTAATCCTGGTAAGAACTTGTAAGAGACAAACCAATCTCTCCTAAGTTTGCGTTCGTCGTCTTCTCTCCAGTTTCTCCTGACACTGACAATCGACTGATTATCATAATCAATCGTGACGACATATGGGAAGTGTACTAAATTCTCGTCAGCCTCGTCGTCGTCCTCGTAATCACTAACACCGTCAAACTTCTCGTAGACATGCATTTCCAGCAATGTAACAACTTCATCTTGCTGAGTATCACCGTACTGATCAATGCCCTCGATCTCGCCTATCGTATCGCCAGATGGATCTATGTCATTCCCGTGAAACTCAACAGGAAGATAATAGCCAGACTGAACGTAGCGGTTATAGTCATTCTTCGGTATTCTAATAACCTGAGTATACCTTGGTGATGTATACAAGTCTCTGCTCTCTGGAGCTACAACAAAGTCTTCAGCCTTTACAAACTGAGCGCACTGCCTTCCCATATTCGCATCCCACCAAACCTTTTTGAAGGTCTGACCAACCAAAGGCAGGTGGAATAGCATTTGGTCTAAGTCTGGGAAATACTCAGGCATCTCCTGAGTAATCTGGTAATTCATAAATTCTCTGACACGTCTTGACTGGTCTTCTAGCTCTTGATTCGGATCGCCAACAATAACAGTTTTTACTGGGCCTCCAGATGGGTATAGCTCTGCAATTGCTCTGGCGTTAAACTGTGTTGCCGCCTCAGCTATCATCGGGTGGACTACTGTAGATAAACCACGGGCCGCACGTTCATCTTCTGATTCATCCATGCCACCGTCAGGGTCAACAGTCTTCAATCCATCTTTGTATCGCTCTTCCCATTCAGATCGAGATTCCTTATCTGATTCATAATAAGAAATAAGCGTCTGACCTTTTCTGGATAAATCTTGAGCATCAATTGATTCTACTAGATTGGAATCAAATTCATTCTCAGGCTCATCCATCATGCCATCGTCTAATTCTGGATCTCCGACCAGAACCTCTTCGTCTGATATTTCTTCAACTTGGAAATTATCCGCTGGAGTCGCTTCCGCAAATGGTGCTAACTTTTCAGTGAGTGAAATTGGTGACCTAGCCATACAGAGTCATCCTCCTTGTTTCAACAAATTCGTCATCTTCGTAATCGTTAGTGTGGCTGACAAACCAACCTTTTCTCAATCTTAGCCATGCTTGAGTACATGTGTCAACTATGTCGTCATTATCTCCAGCAGGAAATGCTGAACAAATGTCAATTAAATCTTTAGCCCACTTCTTGTCAAAAGGATAGTAGATTCTTCCATCTTCTAACAATGCGGAACTTGCGTGCGCTCTGGCTTGCTTATCACGGTCAGGTAAATATTCCAATACAGGTATTCCTGCCATGCGTAAATCTTGTAATAAAGATTGACCTGAAGCCTTCTTCTCGATCAACACTGCGTCAGGCTCCCACTCCTCATATGAATCTTGGGCAATGCGTCTTAGGTCAGGATAGCTGACCCTGTCGTACCACATATCAAGAACCATGATGTTCATCATGCCGTCATGTCTAAACACGCCCCACGTTGTCCTAGCTGAGTAGTCTGCGGTTTCCTTAGTGCTGAATGCAGTATCGTAACTCTGAATGACGTACTCGATGTTCGACGGCAAGTCTTGGCTCTCCCAAGGAACCCACCACTTGGCCTTTAAGATTCCACCACCCTTCGGGGATGGTCTCTGCTGTAGCTGACCTGCACTTGCGTAACTTCCAAGTGATTTCTCTAGACTGTCTAGTGTTTTCTTATCTACTCTCTCTGGCCAGAGTAATTCTCCCTCTTTAGTTCTGGGATCAGCAAAGCCTAGTGTTGATATCGTTGGCGTTGGGTGGCCTATCTCATATCGAGCAGGCAAACATAAGTGATCCCATTCTTGGCCAAGGTCGTTAGCTAAAATGTGACCTGCTAAGTCATTCTCATGTACTCTCTGCATGATAATAATAAATGCACCAGTTCTGGGGTCGTTCAGTCTGGTTTGCATCGCCTGATCCCACCAGTCCAGTACACCCTGCCTGACAAGCGAAGAATCACTCTCCCTCACATTATGTGGGTCATCAATGATAATTATATCACCACCCTCACCAGTTAACGCCCCGTCAACCGATGTTGCAATCCTCGCACCAGTCTTATCGTTCTCAAAGCGTTGCTTTTGGTTTTGGTCAGAGGTTAAATCAAATGCATCGCCAAAATGATCTTGATACCAGTTACTGTCGATCAACCTACGACACTTAACGCTATCCCTGACCGACAGAGAGCTTGCGTAAGAGGCATAGAGGAATTTTTTGTCAGGTTGCTTCGTCCAAGTCCAAGCAGGCAGTGCCACGGCCACAGAAATAGATTTCATGTGTCTTGGGGGAACATTTATAATCAGACGTTTGATATCACCTTCCACAACAGCCTGTAGGTGATCAGAGATTGCATCGATATGCCAGTTGTTTATGAAAGGTTGAGCAGGCTCGATAGACGGCCAACTAGCCTTCGTAAACTCCCTCAATGATCTCCGATACTTCTCCGCCCTCACTTGCTCCAAGGTCAGATTGCTTAAATGCATTTTCAAGCTGTTCAAGTTGGTCATTTGGAATCCTAGTTAAATCTATGATATGTCTCTGCTCAACAGTTGACTGGACTTCCTGTTTGTCCACCCAACCTGCTCGGTTCTTCAGGTAGAAGATCATGGCAGTGTTATCTCCATCCACTGCCTTTGTGTATAATGCGTTAGTCACATTGGCAACGCCCTTGCCACGCCCCCTTTTTAGCGCATCAGAAAACTCAGGAAATTCGTTCTGTCTTTCATAAATTGTCCAGTGACTTACACCCAATACAAGAGCTATTTGATCGACTGTTAAACCTTGGGCTGAAAGGTTCTCCACCTTCTCACAGACTTCTGGAGTTATCTCAAATCTTGGTCTGCCTACTTTTCTTTTTTCGTCGCTCATCCTTTAAACCTTTTCTCAGTGGTTAACCGTACTTTTAATATACACACTATTTTGCAAAAAAAAAGCCCCACCGAAGTGAGGCTGATTTTATCCTTTTATAATCTGATATAATCAATATGGGTATTCGTCGTTAAAACAAAATTCAGAGGTAGACAACAAAGGGTCTAGATTTTCTTCAGGGTCTTTCTCCTCATCTCTACAATTAACTCCCTTTGTCTCTCCTGTTCTGAGATTTGTTGTTCTTAACATTTGGCTTATTTCATAAGAGTCCATCCAATTAAGGCAGGATATAAGTGCCGCCCTTGCACTAAATTCAGTGCCAGTTTCATCTACTAAACTTAAAATAGTTTCAATCTTTATTTCTTTTCTCTCTTGCTCTGATAGGTGCATTTTATTTCTCCCTTGATTGTGGGGAGCGCGAGGCTCCCCTGATTAATTATCGTCTAAAATATTCTATATCAAAATCTTCAGCTTCTTTTACTGCCTCTTCAAAAACTGTAAAAGGATCTGTTCCTGATACTGTTTCATAACCGTCTATTGTGGCTTTCACTCCATCACCTGTAAATGCAGTCACAACTCCAACATTCTCATAATCGCAACCATTCCAAGTATACTTTATATCCCATGATGGGAAATGAGTTGCCCACTCTCCAGATGCACCATCTGTTGCTCTCTCAAATTTAAACTTTGGTGAAACCTCAGAACCTTTTATATTAACGTAACCCATTTTAT